CTTAAATACATTGGTAGTCGGTACGGCTATGTAATAATGGATGGCAGAATGGTGTTCAATATATGCGGCGGTGCATACAAACACTTTATTAGAAAGGGATGGCATTGAAGGACACAGAAAAAGTAACCATCGGTATTACATCACCGGGCGTAGTAGTAACAGACTTTATGACGAGTTTGATTGATGTGGCAAGATCACAAAAACAACTTGGACAATTAGTTAGTCTGCAAGGATCAGGTGTAATTAGTAGATTAAGAAATCAGATAGTAGATACATATTTAAATAAAACAACCGATGAATGGTTACTACAAATAGATACAGATCAGAGATTTACTACAAAAGATTTTAAGAAGTTATTGGAAGCGGCAGATGCGGATGAAAGACCAATTGTGTCGGGCGTGGTGCATGGTGGTTGGGAAGTAGGCGAGATATATCTTGAGCCAGTACCTTGCATATTTAGATTAGGGAGCGACAACGCTTTATATGCTTATCACGACTATCCTGCTGACTCAATCGTTGAGATCGATGCGTGTGGTACAGGTGCAATCTTGGTACATAGACGAGTATTCGAGGCCATTCGTGATTCGGCCGATACCACTCATCAAGGAACCAAGTGGGGCTTTTATCAAGATATGCCTGTTCACGGCGAATGGGTCGGTGAAGATTTATTGTGGTGTATTCGAGCAAAACAATTAGGATTTAAGATACACGCACATACTGGCGTACAGATGGAACATCAACGCAAACAATGGATTGGTAAGAAGCAACACGATGACTTTGGAAGATTTAAGAAGGTAAGATTGCAGACTAAAGAAGCAATTGAATTAGCAGAGAAAGCGGCAAAAGATGGCGATCATAACTGACAAGATAAGTGTCGGAACAACTGCAACCAAGTTATTTGATGTAGATAATGTAACTAGATTCTTACGCTTACACAGCAAGGGTTCGATCTACATTGGAGCAGGCGGAGTAACTTCAACAACTGGATTCTTATTAGACAACGGCGATAAGTTAGAGATTCAGATGGCCGAGGGTGAACAACTCTGGGCAATCACTTCAGCCGCAACCGCAGACATTTACATTTACATTTCAAAAATTGATTGAAAATAACCTGTTTTTTCCCACACGAGGGTCGGCGAATACGCCGCCCCCCGTCAAAAATCTCTCCCCCCGAAGGTTTACAGGCTTAATTTAATTTTGTGAAAATTATGAAAAAAAGAGGTTATTCAAACGAATATCAAAAAATAAGAAAAAAAATGTTGGCACTTAAACCGATTTGTTTTTATTGTAAATTAGTGCCTGCAGATACACTAGATCACAATCCACCACTTGATACATTTCCTTCACCAGATCTTTGGGTGGGTAAATTAATACCAAGTTGTGCAAAGTGCAATTACAGTAAGGGTGCAAAATATGGAAATGCAAAACGCAAAATACAGAAAAGATCGAGATCATGGTGAATGATTTAATAATTCACTTACTGCCTATTAATAAATTGAAACCAGATACAAATAACGCAAGATTGCATAAAACTAAATCTTTACAAGCCTTATGTGAGAGCCTGAATAAGTTTGGTCAAAGAAAACCAATAGTTATTAAAAAAGATGGAACTGTTGTAGCCGGCAATGGAACTTATGAAGCGGCAAAAATTCTTGGTTGGCAAAATATAAATGTTGTTTATATTCCAGAAAATTGGAATGATAAACAAATAATGGCTTACGCTTTAGCGGATAATTCAACAGCGGAACTAAGTGTGTGGGATGAAGATTTGTTGGCGTTACAAACAGAAGAATTAAAAGAAATAGCAGATTTGAAGGTTTTAGGTTTACCACAAAATAACAATAATGCATTCGATGTGCAGGAAATTGATGATTTTGATGATGAGGTAATTAAAGTCAAAACTGGACAATTGTGGCAACTTGGTAAACATCGATTATTTTGCGGCGATGTAACAGATGATGCAACTCTAAATAAATTATTAAATGACAAAATGATAGATTGTGTTTGGACTGATCCGCCTTATGGAGTTAGTTATGTGGGTAAAACTGCTCAATTGTTAACTATTGAAAATGATGATTTAAATGAAAATGATATGCAAATATTTCTGGATAAAACATTTAAAAGTTTGTATGAGAAATCAAAACCGGGTTGTGCCTATTATATATGCTCACCATCCGGTAAAGAATTATTTCCATTTATTAATACTTTAAAATCATTAAATATATGGAGGCACACTTTAGTCTGGGTAAAAGATAGTTTTGTCATGGGCAGATCTGATTATCATTACAGACATGAAGTTGTTTTATATGGTTGGAAAGAAGGTGCCGCTCATAAATGGGTTGGTGATCGCAAACAAGACACTGTTTTGGAATTTGAAAGGCCTAAAAGATCAGAAGAACATCCAACAATGAAACCAATTAAATTAATAACAAAAATGTTAAGCAATAGCACCAATGAAAACGATTTAATTTGCGACCCGTTTGGAGGATCTGGATCGACTTTATTGGCGGCTGAACAAATTAATAGACAAGCATATTTATGCGAGATAAATCCAAAATATTGTGCGGTCACAATTTCAAGGTGGCAAAATTTGACAGGTGAAAAGGCTGTTTTAATAAATGATTGAACTTCTACCACCCGAATTTAAATTATTACATAAATCAATAATTAAACGATTCAATAGAAAATTAACAGAGGTTGAAGAAAAAACTATTGAAATGTTGTGCTGGTCTGCGTATTTACACCAAACCGCAACAAAAACAATATTAGATACAGGCATTTTAGTTAAATCACCAAGAGGTGCGATTATTCACCCATTAGTCAAAGTCGCAAAAGATGAGGCTGAAACATTTATGCGTTTATCTAATCAATTACAATTAAGACCGACTGAAGGGAATGAGTCTTTTGATTTATGGGACAAACTAGCAAAAGAAATAATGAAGTAGTTACTCTAATACCGCCTAGATGGGGTACTCCTAGAAATAAAAAAAGAAAAACTATGGGTGCCGCTTTAGCGGAAGTAGCCAAAGCGATGGGTTTTGATTTATTTCCGTGGCAAAGACATGTTGTTGATATTGCGATGGAATATAAAGCCAACCAATATGTTTATCGTACTTGCGGTGTTGCCGTTGGCAGACAAAATGGTAAAAGTAGCCTTGTTTCAACCAGAATTGCTTTTGAGGCAATTCATCCAAAACATAAAATTGCTTATACTGCTCAAGACAGAAATATGGCAAGAGCCAAATGGGAAGAACATGTAGAAATAATGATGCAAAGCCCGTTTAAAAGTAAAATTAAACATGTAGTTCGTACAAATGGCAATGAGCATGTCATATTTAAAAATGGTTCCACTTATCAAATTACAACTCCCAATAATAAAGGTGGAAGAGGTTCCAGTCTTGATTTAGTTGTTATTGACGAAGCATTAACTCACGACTTAAGTTTGATTGGTGCTTTACAACCCACATTAGCAACTAAACCAAACGGCCAGTTATGGATTTTAAGTAACGCTGGTGATGAACGATCCACATTGCTTGCTCATTATAGAAACTTGGCTCATAGTCAATTATCCGGGGCAGAGTATAAATTGGCTTGGTTTGAATGGTCACCGCATACAGATAAATTCGATCATTTAGATGAATTAATTTGGCGGCAAGCAATTCCTTCTTTGGGACAGAAAAAAGGTGTTACATTAGAAGCGGTGAGGGAAGCGGCAAACACAAACTCTCCAGAAATATTCACAAGAGAGTGGTTAAATGTTTGGGCTGCACGAGAAGCAACGCAAGTTATACAAACCGAACAATGGGATCAACTATTAAGAAGTGATGTGATTATTGGCGATCAAATAACTTTAGGTGTAGATATGACCAGAGAAAGAGATCGTGCGGCGATTGCGGCATGTGGTCATGTTTCCGGTTTAAATCCAGTTGAAATAGTAGATTTGAGAGATGGAGTTGCTTGGTTACAACCAAGACTGATTGAAGTTGCTAAAAAATGGAATGCGACAGTAGTTATTGACACCGGTAGTCCAGCCGCATCTTTAATTGGTTATTTGGAATTGGCAGGAATTAAAGTTTTGTCCATAGGATTACAAGAATACGCTAGAGCGTGTGGTAATTTTTATGATGCCGTTCAAGCACAGACAATAAGTCATTTAGGCGATGATAATTTAAGAGAAGCAATTATTGGTAGTGCAAAAAGACCATTAGGGGATGCTTGGGCGTGGAACAGAAGATCTACAACGAACATAACCCCATTAGTTGCCGCAACTTTGGCTCATTACGGGATGACAAATTTACCAGTAGAAATACCAATTATGAGGAGTAAAATTTACTAATGAAATATCTACCACTATTAATACAGTTGTTAGGTTCTATCTTAATTGTTGCAGGTGTCGCTACATATCAATTGCCATTAGCGGTAATATTAGGCGGCATATTTTGTGTGGCATTTGGAATTGCATCAGAAAATCGAGGTAAGTAATGCTTGGCCGATTACTAAAAAGACAAATTCAACCTTCAATGGTTTATACATCGCAGGGTTATGTAGATTCACTTGGTCGGGTTGGTCGCTTCTTTGAAGGTAATTGGTCTGGAACTTATGTAGATGATAAAACCGCTTTAGGTATTCCGGCGATTTATCGTGGAGTTACCTTAATCGCAGATGCGATAGGTGCATTGCCACTATGTGCCTATCGTAATGATCGTGAAGTAAAACCAACGCCACAAATATTGATGCGGCCAAATCCGGCTGAAACACGCATGGAAACAATTTCTGCGATGGCCGCATCTCTCATAATTCATGGGAATTACATTGCAGTATTGGGCGAACTAGGTGCTAATGGATTACCTGAAAGTATTTACCCTGTCGCACCCGATCGTGTTCAAGTATCAAAAGATAATGGGCGAATTGTTTATCGTATTGATGAAAAAATTTATGATGCCTCAGAAATTATGCATATCAAAAACTTTACATTACCTGGTGATTTAGTCGGTCGAGGTATTTTGGCAATGACAAAACAATCACTTGGAAAACAAATTGCTATTAACGAATACGCATCACGATATTTTGATGGCGGTGTAAATCCGACAGCAGTTATTAAATCTCAAAATCCGGATTTAACTCAAGAAGAAGCCGATGCATTAAAAGCCGGATGGATGGCTATGTATTCATCTCGCAATCGCTCACCTGTGGTTTTGAACTCCAGTACCGATTTTGAAGTGTTATCAAGTAATGCGGCAGAATCTCAATTAGTTGAGGCACAATTAGCAAGCCTTACTGAAGCCGCCAATATTCTCGGATTACCGCCATACTTTCTTGGATCACCTAATACCAGTAGAACTTATAGCAATGTTGAACAAGAAAATTTACAATTAGTAAAATGGTCTATTCAACCTATTGCCGAAAGAATTGAAGCGGCATTTAGTGATTTATTGGTGAGAGGCCAAACAGCCGCCTTCAAATATGAATCATTATTGAAGCCGGATACTGCAAGCCGTTACGCCGCTTATCAAACGGCTCTTTCGGCTGGATTCTTAACAGTAGATGAAGTTAGAAATAAAGAAATGCTTGATCCAATAATGTCAGATGATTCCGAGGATGCTTATCCTGAAGATACGCAACCGGATGTAAGTGAGGATATAACAGAGGATAGTATCGATGAGTAACATTGAAAATCGTAATTACGAAGTAAATCTTGAATTAAGGCAAGAAGGCGATGGCCGTACAATTTTTGGTATTGCCGTGCCATATAACAAAGAACAAAGAATTGGTAATAACTTAATTGAAGTATTTCGTAAAGGTGCTTTTGCAGATGTAATCAAAGCCGCTCATCGAGTTAAATTATTACGAGGACATGGCGAAAACAATGTTCTAGGTCGAGCGACTTTACTTCGTGAAACCGAGGATGGTTTGTATGCTGAATTTAAGGTAAGCAAAACTAGAGAAGGCGATGAGGCTTTAGAATTGGTAAAAGACGGAGCATTAGATCAACTTTCAATTGGATTTATGCCAATTAAAAATAAAAAGCGTGAAGATGGTGTTTTGGAAAGATTAAAAGCACATTTAGCGGAAGTAAGTTTAGTCACTTTTGGGGCTTATGGTGAATTAGCAAGCGTGGCCGGAGTAAGAGAAGGCCAACCAATTGCTACACCTAGATTAGATGAAGCAAAGAAGATATTTGATGCCATACAGCGTAGTAGATAATCATGAGGACTGCGAAGGCTTTGCAGTTGTAAAAGATGCCACAAATGAATTGATGGGTTGCCATAAAACCAAAGCACAGGCCGAGGCACAATTAACAGCAATTAACATTTCTGAATATGGTGATAAAAATCGTAAAAAAACAAATTTAGAAATTGCTTACGACATACTAAATAAAATAAAAAAAGAGATATAATCAACCAAAGTCGTAGAACACCCAAACCCACAATCGTGGCGGTTTGCACCTTCTCACTCATTAAACCTACAAAATTGGAGAAATATGTCTAACTCATTCTTGACTTCTCTGCGTGAGAAGCGTGAATCAAAGACTTCACTCATCCAATCCACATTAGATCGTGCGGCCGAAGAAGCCCGTGATCTAAGCGAGATCGAATTGGCCAATGTTGAAGCATTGAACCTAGAGATTAAGAAGTTGGATGAGCGTATTGAGCAGATGTCAGATATTGAACTTCGCAACCAAAAGGCCGCAGATTTGGCCGCTAAGGTAGATGCGAAGGCTGA